TCCAATATGTTTGTGGATTAGTAACTCGCTGCGCTTTCAATCGCCAGAACATTCTAAACTTTCTGCCGGCTTTTGTTTTGTGTAGGGATTTTCCAAGGATTCCCTTAGCCTTTCTTTTTGGCAAGGTTTTCAAAAGATTATTTGAAACCCTTTCGTATGCTTTGATTATCATATTAATAATCCCAGTATTCCCGAGCACGTTCCCCGACAATCATAACGTAAAACGGAATATCACGGACTTGAGTGCTTCCAGTTGCAATCCATTCAGTTGCATCAATGCCACGATCGCAAGCCCACATGGAAAAGTCGGGCCGGATGTCCACGGAAATGTTGGTACCGGTTGCAGGGATCAGGGAAATGGTGAGCTTGGTCATTTCGGGTTCTTCGGTGAGTCAGCGAACGTAGTATAGCATAACACCGGGCAGCACCAAGCCCGAAATTTTAACCTTCTAGAGTGTAGGGTCTTTCACATCACCATTTGACACGGGCCAAAATTATGTGATATAATTTTGGCGCCACAAAGCCCCCTTGGGCTTTGTGGTCTTTTACAAGCAGTGTTCCAACGTCATGAGAGTGTGGTAGTTGGCGTGAAAGAATGTCTCCTCCGCCACCTTGCCAGCCACCTCGTCAAGCATCAGGTTTACTTCGTCATCCCAACGCATGGAAGCCGCTTCCAGTTCTTGCTCGAACTCTACAACTTCAGAGTCTGTCATGCCAAGTGTATCGTAATACTGGTGGAAGGTGGTCATTTTGCTTGCTCCGGTTTGTGATCCAATGAAGACAGTATAGCATATTCCAGTGCGTTTTTGCAGAGGTCTCTCATTGTTTTTTCCTATCGAATGGACCAGGCTCATTGAAAAATTCAATCGCTCAGCCCGTTGACACGGGCCGCAAAATTGTGATACAATTTTGGCGCCTATAACCCCACAGATTGTGGGGTTATTATTTCAGGACCACCTGTCCATCTGTTCTGCAGCCACATCATTCCAATGAAGCCAATCCTTCTCAGTCTGTTTGACTTCTAGCCATGGAGCCGGCCGCCCACACCGATCGAGAATATCGAACTCGATGTCTTCGACAGTTAGATTCCAGCGGATTGTGCAAGGTATTCCTGCACACTTGCTTTGAAATTCACCGTTAGTCATTTTGGGTTCCTTGGTCAGTTAACGTAGTATAGCATGATTTTTAGATCAAAACGTACCGGCCTGCATCGTATTCGCGAACCACAGCCTTGCCGATCTCACGGTTTGTATAGCACAATTCAAAGCCCACCAACTTCACAGTTCCCGAGATCGACCGGGCCTCATCCCGAAAGTGTACGCTCACGTCTTCCAAGTACAGCCCCACACCCTCCTGGCTGTCATCCCACCAGATGTCCAGAAACTGTTGATTTCCACCATAGCACCTGCCGGTGTTGAAGTGTATCATCTTGATCGACTTGTTCATCTTGCTTCCTTGCTGCCAATAGAACTATTGTACATCAGAACCAGCACAACGATCAATAGAATTTTTCTAATAGTGTTGACCACACAATAGAAAAAATTCATAGCAAGACTGCTTGATACAGGCGGGAAGGTTGTGGTACAATAGGGGCGGTTAGTAGACTGCTAAAAAATGTTACCTACTGGCACCCACCACCAAGCGCAACTCCAGAATTTTTCTTCAAAACAAAAAGGTGCCAAAGAAAACACTTGATTTTTAGCTCCCCAACTGTTATAATTGACCCTAACACCACAAATCCCCCACACATGAACACACTAACTACCCCACCCACTTCACCAGCAGAAGTCCTAGAGGTTTCACCTGAGGCCCTAACAATCTGCAATGCCTATCTCAGCCACCAAACCATCGAAGGTGCTGCAAGGTCTTTAGACTTAGAGCCTTCATACGTAGCCCAGGTACTATGTATGCCCAGTTCAAAATCTTACATTTCAACAGTATTTCAAGACTGGGGGTTCAACAATCGTTTTAAGTTAAGGTCGGCCTTGGATGCAGTAATCTCCCGTAAGTTTCAGGAGTTAGACGAGGCAGGTGTGGGATCCTCAAAAGACATCGCAGAATTACTAGAGCTTTCACACAAAATGAGCATAAAGGAGTTGGAACTTCAAATACTCCTAGAAAAGGCCAGAACTAAGAATGTTCCCTCAAAAGTCACAAATGTGCAAGTCAATGATCACGGCGGCTCAAACTACAACAAACTTTTAGAAAGCTTACTAAAAAATGTTGCAAATTAGTCGAAGTGACATTGTCTCGGACCGTCTCCAGGACTTTAACCCCAAAAAGATTTTATTACCAATCCAGCCTTACTTGGAACTCTTACAAGAAAATGGTAGTTCAGTATGGTCGCAGATCAATCCTCCACAAATCGCACTTATCAATGCTCTTAATAGTCCGTCATACCGTTTTGTAACTGCAGCGTATAGCCGCCGGTTAGGCAAGACCTATATAGCAAATGTGATTGGTCAATTGGTATTTTTAGTTCCGGATAGCCACGTACTCATCATGAGTCCCAACTACAACCTGAGCAACATAAGTTGGGACCTACAGCACCGTTTTGTAAAAAGTTTTGATTTGGAAGTCGTCAAAGACAATAGCAAAGACAAGGTTTTGGAACTCAGCAACAAAAGCACTATCCGAATGGGCTCTGTTGGTACCGTAGATTCTAGCGTTGGTAGAAGTTACGATTTAATTATTTTTGACGAAGCAGCCTTACACCCCGGAGGTGAATCCGCCTTTGAGGTTGCCCTGCGCCCTACTCTAGACAAGATCTCTTCTAAATGCGTTTTTATTTCAACCCCGCGCGGTAAGTCGAACTGGTTTTCAAAGTTTTACGACCGCGGGTTTGATGACAACTTTCCGCAATGGTGTTCACTCCACGCTACCTGGGAAAGCAATCCTAGAGTTTCGGAATCGGACATCCTAGAAGCTCGCAAGACCATGAGTGCAGCAGTGTTTGCACAAGAGTATTTGGCATCCTTTAACACCTTTGAGGGTCAGATCTACAAGTTTGATGTGTCCAATGTGGTAGAACAGGCTCCAGCAGGAGAAAGCTTTGCTGGTTTAGACCCTGGCTTTAGAGACTATACAGCGTTTTGTGTGGTAGTTTACGATGGACATTGTTACTATATAGTAGACGAGTACTTAGAACGTGAAAAACCCACTTCATACCACGCTGACAAAATAAAAGCTCTTTTAGAACGTCACCACTGCGAAACAGTCTTTATTGATTCAGCTGCAGCTCAAGTAGCAGCCGACTTAGCCTACAATCACGACATTTCAACCACTCGTGCACGTAAAGACGTGTCTGCAGGGATTGGATTTGTTCAGAATCTAGTAGAGAACGACAAGCTAAAAGTGTTATCGCACTGTACCCACACTTTAACAATGCTAGACCAGTACCGTTGGGATGAACGTAAAACAGGAGAAAAACCTGTGCACGATCAATACTCCCACATGGCAGACGCTCTTCGTTACGCACTTTATACTTATACAACATGAACTCAGGAATTTATAAGTTCTATTTCCCAGATAGCAGTTTTTACATTGGTCGATCACACGACTTTGAAAAGCGTTGGAAACAACACCGGGACTCAATGGTTAAAAACAAGCACACGCCAAAAATACAAGAAAAGTACAAGACCTTTGGACTTCCCACTTTTGAGGTGGTTACTTGTTGCCATCCAGACCATTGCGATATTGTAGAAACACTCTTTATTACAAAGCTGTGGAAAGATCATTCACACCGAATGTTGAATGGTTCTATACCAACAGAATTGGGTTCAGACTATTGGGACCGTTTAGTAGAGGTAGCAGAATATCTCCCTTTAGGTACTCTAGAAATAATGGAAAAGCTCAAGGCCTTGGAGTACAAGTTGGATCATGACAGCTTAGCTAAACAGTTGGCAGAGCGAGAAGCAGAGGTTCAAGACCTTTGGGAGGTGTTTAGTAGCTATGTAGACGAAGCAGAGAAAAACCGGTTGTTGGAACAAAGGGTGTTAGAATTAGAGAATGGGTTGAAAAATGAGAGTTTTTGGAAGAAGATTAAGTTTTTATGGGGTACTACATAATTTTGCTTGAAAAAATTTTGCTTTTGCTTTATAATAAGGGAAATTGAAGTTGGCTAAAAATACCTCTAAAAGAATTCCTGTAAAATGGATTCGCGACAAAGCAAAGTCAGCTTACGAAAAACAGGAACACTGCTGGATCTGCAACACTGAAAAGGACTTAGAACTTCACCACCTAGGAAGTATTACACTTCTTTTAGAAAATTGGGTAGTCAAAACCGGTGTAGACATTAGCACTGACGAAGCAGTGGTTGCCATGAGGGACGAGTTTATTGAAGCTCACTACAAAGAGATCTACAAAGACGTTTATACACTTTGCAATCGCCATCATGTTGCTTTGCACTCTGTATTTGGAAAAGCTCCGGCCTTGAACACAGTAGACCGTCAAAGATCCTGGATAGAAATTCAAAAAACCAAAGCCTTGAATAAAGAAGATAGTGTTAAAAAGGTTTTTGTTGTAGGGAACTTTTCTCCCTTTGTTTTAGATACAAGCTTTAAGCGGTTCTGGGAGTAAAAGATGTTTGAAAGTTTTAAAAACTGGATGTTTAAAAGCAATCCAGCACAAGTTGTAATCAGCAGAGAAGAAGGCATCACAATTGACACCTTTTCTCCTATCAATTACCGTTTAGCATTTGACAAGTTGGAAAGTGTAAACCGCGGAACGTCCATGATTGTGAGCGGTTGCAGTTCTTTGGACTACGATATCAAAGATCAGAAACTAGAAGGTGTTGTAAAAGGGGTTCGAAAGACTACTTTAGATCGTTTACTAAACTTTCAGCCCAACCCACATCAAAGTAGTTGTGAGTTTCGTAAAAACATCTTTACAGATTATGTTTTAGAAGGCAACGTGTTTTTGTACTGGGATGGAGCACACCTATACCACCTTCCAGCATCATCTGTTGTAATAGAAACAGATACCAAAACTTTTGTAAAAGCCTACAACTATAACTCAGAAGTAGACTTTAAACCAACAGAAATCATTCACTTCAAAGACTTGAGTTCAAAGAGTATTTACCGCGGCGACAGCAGACTACAGAGTGCAGATCGCAACATAAAGATTCTTTATAAAATGCAGAGTTTTCAAGAAGGTTTCTTTGAAAACGGTGCAGTTATGGGTCTGGTTTTAACGTCTGACAACACACTTTCTCAAATCGCAAAAGACAGAACAATCTCAAACTGGATTCAAAAGTACAATCCACGCAATGGGGCACGCAAGCCCATGATTTTGGATTCAGGATTGAAGCCAGTTAATATTTCACAAGAAACATTTAAAGACATGGACTTTGATAACTCTATCAAAACCCATGACCACAAGATTTTAAAAGCGTTAGGAGTTCCTCCTGTGTTGTTAGACGGAGGAAACAATGCCAACATTAGTCCTAACTTGAGATTATTTTACCTAGAAACAATAATGCCTATTGTGCAAAGCTATGTTTCAGGTCTAGAAAGATTTTTTGGATACGATGTTGCGCCTATCACCAGCACCGTGTCCGCCCTGCAGCCAGAGCTTAAAGATGTGGCTGCCTACTACACAACACTAGTAAACGGAGGAGTTTTAACTCCTAACGAGGCTAGAGTTGAACTTCGCTACGAGAAAAAGCCTAATGCAGACGAAGTGCGAATTCCTGCCAATATCGCAGGATCAGCAAGCAATCCGAGTCAGGGTGGCAGACCAAGCGAAAACCAATAAAAGGAAAAAGATGGATAAAAATAAAGTACTACGATTGAATAGTGCTTTTTCCATTAAGAGTGATGCCTCTAGCGATAGTTCTGTTTATGTAGAAGGGTATGCAAGTACTGTAGACGTAGACAGGCAAGGCGACGTTGTCCCTAGTAGCGTGTGGGAAAAAGGCATCCAAAACTACCTTAGAAATCCAGTTGTTCTAGCTTATCATGACCATAGCCAGCCTATTGGTCGTGTAACAGAACACAAAACGGATTCAAAGGGGTTGTGGATTAAAGCCCGTATTAGTTCTGCTGCAAAGCAGTTTGGTTTAATCAAAGACGGTATACTTTCCGCTTTTAGTATTGGGTTCCGTGTCTTAGACGCAGAATACAATTCAGCAGCTGAAGTATTTGTTATCAAAGAGCTAGAGCTGGTTGAAATTTCCGTTGTTAGTGTACCAGCTAATCAAAATAGTTTATTTGAACTATCCAAGGCGTTTGAATCGCCTGAAGAGTATAAACTTTTTAAGGAAAGCTTCACAAAACCCTCAGGTAATAGCCTAGAGCAAAAAGAAGCAGACACAAGTAAGAAAAAGGAATGGAACATGAATCCAGAAGATATCAAGCAAATGGTTGCAGATGCAGCTAAAGCCGCAGCCGAAGCTCTAGTTCAAGAGCAAAAAGCCCTTCAAGTCAAAGCACAAAAAGAAGCTGAAGAAAAAGCACTTTTTGAAGCAAAAGTTAAAGAAGCCGTTACAGCCCAGATCCAAACAATTGGTACTGGCAGCGAACAGCTCATCAAAGACGTAGAAAAGCGCCTACAAGACGATCATCAAAAGGCCCTAGACGGTCTACATGCTGTGATCAAGGAAAAGGCTGCTGAACTAGAAGCCATCCAAAAGAGCAAGATGACTTTTGGTGACAAGGACAGCAAAGAAGCTGTAAGTTACCAAGAAAAAGAAAATGCCGTAATGCTAAGCAAGGTTCTTGGCCGTAAGGGCTTAGACACCACAAAGTATGGTAAGCGTATTGTAGAAAAGGCTGGTGCTCACGTTCCAGGTGCAGAACCTTGGGAACTAGAAGTAAGCCTACGCATGGAAGACGAAGTACGTCGTCGCCTAGTAATGGCTCCTCTAATGAGAAGCATTGCAATGCAGACCAACGTAATGAAGATTCCTGTTAACCCAGAAGCTGGCCTAGCCACATGGGTACAGAATTCTGAGTTTGGTACTTCTGCTTCTGCTGGTGCAGCTCAGACTCATGCTCTAACAGAAATCACACTAAGCGCCTATAAGGTTGCTACTCGTGAGTATCTAGCTTACGAAGAAGAAGAAGATTCATTACTAGTTCTTCTACCAGTCATTCGTGACGCAATGATCCGTCGTGTTGCTCGTGCAGTAGACAAGGCCATGATCAACGGAGCCGGTGCAGGTGCTGATCCTGTTAAGGGTGTTGCAATGTACGACGCTACTTCAGCTGTAACAGTTGATTCAAGCGCCGCAGTAACCATTGCTAACCTACGTGCTCTACGTAAGGATCTTGGTGCTTGGGGTCTAGACCCTGCCGAGCTAGTTTATGTTGTTAACACAGAAGTGTACTACAACCTACTAGACGACACCAACTTCCAGACCGTTGACAAGGTTGGTCCTCAGGCTACCTTACTAACTGGTCAGATCGGTGTTATTGCCAACACTCCAGTAGTTGTAAGCGGCGAGTTCCCTTCAATCGCTGAAGGTGCTGCAACAGCCTCTACCAACATCGCAGCCTTCTGCTTTGCCCCAGCTAACTTCCTAGCCGGCAACCAGCGTGGTCTACGTGTTGACACCGACGATCTCGTAGAAACACAGCGCCGTGTATTAGTGGCTTCACTACGCACAGGCCTAACACAGCTAACCACAAATCTTGGTCCAGCTGTTTCTACCCTACGCTACGTCAACGCAGCTTAATAAACCGGGGAGGAAATCCTCCCCGTTTTTATAATGGTTTTAGGAACCATTATAAAAACGACAAGGAGTAATAATGGCAGACTTAGTCACGCTTCAAGAATACAAAAACTATGCGGGAATCACAAACCCCAATCAAGATACACAGATTAATTCCATTATTCCCAAGGTTTCAGATTTTGTAAAAACATACTGCAACCGTGCTTTTTTAGAGTATGTAAGCGACCCTAAAACTGAAGTGTTTGCAGGGGGATTTCGCTATCTACTCAAAGAGTTTCCAGTGGTTCAGGTGCTCAGTTTAGAGTACAGCTCAGACTACGGCAACACTTATGTAGAGCTGGAAGAGTATGTTTCCTGGGTTTTTGATAATACTACCGGCGAGGTCATCCCCATCGGTAATCTCACAGAATTTGATAAGAAACCCAACAGCTACAAAGTCACTTACTTTGCAGGGTTTGAAACTCTGCCAGGCGACTTAAAGCTTGCTGTTTTAGATTTGGTTACTTACTACTTACGCAACGATTCAGCAATTCACAGCACAAAAGCTCCGGGCTCTAATTCAGTGCAGATTGAGTATATTTCTACTACAAACCTGCCCTCACACATCAAGCGTGTTTTAGATTTGTATGTAAACTACTATTGATATGAGTATCCCAGAGTTTAGTGAGACCCTAAAAAAACGGGTTCAAGACAATTATTTACAAAAAGTAAAGCTTGGAAGTCTAGGAGAAGCCTCAATAAAAGACCTTTCAAATTCTATTTCAGACAGTGATAAATTTAGAGCGGCTTTTGAGGCAGGTACTTCGGGACATGATTCAATTATAACTGTTGCAGGTCTTAGAGATCTAGGGCAAAAGCTTGCACAAAGTGCACCTAAAGGTGCTTTAAAAATCATGGCTCAAGACCTATTTAATAACTTAGATTTTAATCACTTTATTAATTGGTTGGAAACAAAAAGACTTCCTTTAGCAGCAGGAAAAGGCAGCACTACACAGGTAAAAAGACTTACGGACTCCTCTGGAGAAGAGTACCCAGGTTTAAAACTAGAAAATATTACTCAAAGTAATGCAAAAAAATACTTTGAACAGTACATAGATTTAATACTAACAACACAACGCTATCCAAAACAGGTAAGAACAATACAGAGGTTAAAAAAACACATTTCTGAAAATATAGAAGCAGGACACTTAGCGGGTATTTTTAGTTTAAAGTTCAAGCTTGCTTTTGGTGCTACAATAAATCAGGATGAGTTGGCATCAGCAAAAACTTACAGAGATTTTTCCGTAAAAATAGATGGAGAAAACAAAGAATTTGAAAAGATGCTGACTGTAGTAATAAGATCTCTTTTAGACGCCGACTATTTGACTAGTAACGTAGTAGATAAAGAAGATCTATTTTTAACTGCAGTAAAGTACGCTCTAGGAGAAAATCCAAGACTACAAACAGAACTTCAGTTTGGAAAAGATAACGGAGGTTCTGGTAGTTTGTTAGGAAGTGCAGGAAAGAGTATAAAAAAGCTAATAACAAACTTAGCAACTACTCTTCCACAAAACAGAGATCAAAAAATATACTTAAAAGAGTTCATACAGTCTCTAACAGCCCTTCAAAAATCTGTAGAAGAAAGAGCAAAACAGCTGCAGAATCTTGGTCCTAAATACGAAAAACTTGCAGAAAGTATATTAGAAGACAATAAAACACTGCAGTCTTTTATAACCAGTCCTGGATCTCCTTCTATAGTACAAGGTATAGAACAAACTATAGCAAGTATTATTAAAAATGGTAAAATTCCAAAAGAAATAAAAACTTCTGTATCTTTAAAAAAGTCCACAAAGAAAAAAGATAGTGTATCTTCTAACTTAAATAAGATAATAAAAGATACAGTAAAAAAGGTTAATAGTGCTAAACAAACACTAAAAAAACAAACAGAAGCCGTACGGATAAAATATCCAAAAATCGAAGCGAAACCAACACCACAAAGTCCCGCCAACCTAGTAGCATTACTAAACGCCAGTTTACGAGACGCCATTGTAAACAACATGGGAACAGGCAACAGAACTGATGTACTCAACTACAGAACCGGTCGATTTGCAGACAGCGTTGAAGTAAACAGAGTTTCGACCAGCCGTCAGGGAATGATAACTGCTTTTTATACTTACATGAAAAACCCGTATGCAACCTTTTCGAGAGGTGGGCGTCAGGAGTTTCCTAGGAGTAGAGACCCTAAGACCTTAATAAGCAAAAGCATCCGTGATGTCGCGCAAACCCTAGTAACCAACCAATTGAGGACTATAAATGTCTAAAAGAAGTAGTATTGTAAAAGCCCTCAGTACAAATATTGCTAACGAGTTAGACGGAGTAAGTCCCTACAAAACAAACTTGTACAGCAACTGTTTTCCTTACTTAAAGTTCTGGGATGAAGTCTCAAACTTTCCGTCTGTTTACATAACACCAGGCTCAGAAACTCGTGAGTATTTACCGGGAGACTTTGTTTGGGGCTATCTTAGCCTCAGCTTGAAATTGTACTGCAAAGGTGATAATAGCCAGCAAGAGTTAGAAGACTTGTTGGAAGATGTAGAGCGCTGTATTGATCTTAACCGTGTGTTGGTTTATGATACAACACAAAATTACTCAACAACAGAGATTTTAATCACCAGTATTACAACTGATGAAGGTCTGTTGTCTCCTTATGCAGTAGGAGAAATTAATCTGCAAGTAAGATACGAAGTAAAATAAAGTCTTTTAATAAACAGATAAAGATCTTGTAAAAAAGAAGACTTTTTTCGCCAAAAAAGGAAAAAATTATGGCATTAAATCTATTGCGTAATACCCGAGTATTCTTTACCACAAATGTTAGCGCCACAACAGGTGTGGTAGCGGGTACTGGGTTTACTAATACAAACACCTTTGAGATCCAGGTTCTAGACGGATTCTCTTTTACTCAGAATACAACTTCTGAAACAATTACCCTAAATGAAGCAGGTGCAGCACCTAGCCGTGGTCAAAGATCGTTCAATACTGCTCTTGACCCTGTAGAGTTCACAATGAGCACCTACATTCGTCCAAAGTTTATTGATGCAGAAACAGATCAAATTGTGGCCGAAGAGCGCTGGTTGTGGAACGCTTTTGCTGGGACTGGAAGCATAGGGGCAGCAGGTGCAGGCTGGACAACTGGATCAGCCAGTTCAGCAGTAGCTTTTGGCAATAGTAACGCTCACCAGTTACAAAAGTTTGGTATGATACTAGTAGTAGATGGTGCTATTTATATCATCGATAACTGCGCAATGGACCAAGCAACTATCGATTTTGGTATTGATGCAATTGCTACTATTGGATGGACCGGTAGAGGCACTACTTTACGTAATATCGAAAACATCACAGTTGGAACAAATGGTGATGGTGATACTACCTTTACTGGTACAGGTCTTTCCGGCGTAGCAAAGAAAAAAGATACTACAGCAGGGTATTTAGCCAATAAGTTAAGTACAGTAACCGTTTCAGCAGGTATTGGTGGTGGGGGCACTTCTTATTCAGTACCAGTTACTGGCGGAAGTGTTACTTTTGCAAACAATCTAACCTACTTAACTCCAGCTAACCTTGGTGTTGTTAACGTACCTATTACCTACTTTACAGGAACGCGTGCTGTAAGTGGAAACTTAACAGCTTATCTACGTACAGGTGGTTCAAACGATACAGGTGATTTGTTAAAGGATCTACTAACTGGATCTACTACAAATATTGAACCAGGCTTCTCTATTACTGTTGCTATCGGTGGATCCACAAACAGCAATCGTGTAGAAATTGCAATGCCTGCAGCCGTACTGCAAATTCCTACTGTAAATGCAGAACAGGTTGTTTCAACAACAATCAACTTTACAGCTCAAGGTAAGGCAGCCGGCGCTGCATACGACATCGAAGCTGCAAACGAAGCTTCTGTTACATACTACGCTGCTTAATTTTTAAGGGGAGGAACACCCTCCCCTTGTTTAATACAAAAGGAAAAAAATGTCAGGAAAAGTTTCTCTTAAGTCTCTTTTAGTACCTTCAAAGAACATTGAAGTCGAATACCCAGGAATGCCTGGTTTCGTTGTAAGCGTGGCCTTCTTAAGCCGCGAAACACTTCAAAACATTCGCAAAAAGAGCACAAAAACAAGCTTTAAAAATCGTCAGCCCGTTGAAGAGTTAAATGACGACTTATTCTTAGAGCTTTATGTAAAAGCGTCGGTCTTGGGCTGGAAAGGCTTAAAAATTGCTTATCTAGAACAGCTTGCACCTATTGATGTAAGTGGTCTAGACAAAGAAGATGAACTAGAGTTTTCAGATGAAAATGCTTTGTACCTTATGAAGAGCTCATCAAACTTTGACGCCTTTATTTCAGAACAGGTTACAGACCTGGGAAACTTTTCGAAGAACAAATAAGCTTTTTATACGAGAGCCTTAACACTTGGATGCAGAATTCCGATGTGGGAGTTTCAAAAGAAACTTACCTAGACATGTGTGATATGCTAGGCAGCGAGCCGATCGAAGAAGAGATGCCTCCTGATGTAGGCGACTTTTCTTTAGAAGTACAGCAAAGCATTCAGGTGTTTAATTTGTTGAAAGATGTCTGGGATCCTTTTGGCGGAAATTACTTAGGTAAAGATTTAACAATAATATTTCAGATCTTTGATTTATTAGAAATAGATAGTAGTTCTCGTAGCTTAGTCTTTAAAATAGTCCAGCACTTAGACTATTGTAGAGCAGGAATAATAAAAAGAAAGCAAGACGCAAAAAGTTCGCAAAAGCCCTCTAAATGAGGGCTTTTTTGTGCTCTTTTATTAATAGGTTTGACAATTTTTAGCCCTTGTGCTATAATCTGAGGTAAACAAAAGCACCTGTAAAAAATTACAGAATACCAGCAGGAGACCCTATGGCTACAAAAATTAATGTAGATATCAACGTATCAGACAACGGTACAGCCAAAAAATCAACAGAAGCTGCAGAAAGATTAAAAAAGACCTATGATGCAGCAGCCAAAAGTGCTAGCAAAATTGGGGCTTCTCCTACAATGGCAGGGGCTGCTTCCCGCGCTACCAGCAGTGCTGAATTAGTAGAATACAACCGCAATCGGTCCCTTGCTATGGGGACCGGTGCTAGTGCTCGTGACTTTGCAAAGCAAGCTGAAGGATTAGGCGGATTAGTAAGATTATATGCAACCTTTGCAGCAAATATATTTGCTGTGAGCGCAGCATTTGGGGCATTAAGCTCTGCAATGGACACCACAAACATGATTCGTGGGTTGGACCAGCTTGGAGCTGCAACTGGAGTTGCTTTAGGTGCTTTGAGTAAAAGGCTAGTAGAAACCACCGGAGGTGCTGTAAGTATTCGCGAAGCGATGGAAGCAACAGTCAAGGCTTCCGCCGCAGGTATTGACAGCTCAAGTATTTTACGTTTGGGTAAAGTAGCACAACAAGCCTCTGTTGCTTTAGGTGTAAATGCTTCCGATGCCCTAAACCGCTTAAGTCGCGGTGTTGTTAAACTAGAGCCTGAATTACTAGACGAATTGGGTATTTTTACAAAGATTGATCCAGCGGTAAAAAAGTACGCTGAAAGCGTAAACAAAGCTGTATCCGAGCTAACAGACTTTGAGCGTCGCCAAGCTTTCTTGAATGCTGTAGTAGAAGAAGGCGAGCAAAAGTTTTCTCAGATTGAAATAGACACTAATCCCTACACAAAGCTGAGTGCTGCACTCCAAAATACTCTTCAAAACGCCCTAGAGTTAATTAACAAGGGCCTAGGACCGATTGCTAACTTTTTAGCAGAGAGTCCGAGTGCCCTAACAGCTGCACTTGTTGCTTTAGGAAGCGTATTAGTGCGCCAAGCTCTTCCTGCTTTAGGACAGGTTCGTGCAGGATTAGCCGCTGCAGCAGAAGAAGCGGCAGAAACAGCAGGAAGAAGAGCCCAGCAGGCACTAGCTGCCCGACAAAAAGCAGATCAAATTATTTTAGATCAAGTTGAACTACAAATAGAAAAAGAAGTCGCAGCAGTTGTGGATGGCCAAAAAAGATTAGAAAAACTACAAGAAAAAGGTTACAGCAGAAGAACCGCGTTTGGCAGACTATTGAGCAAAGATGTTAATGAGTTAGAAGAAAAAGATTTTCAAAGAGCAGAATCAAGAGTACAAGCTCTTTCCAAGTCTAAAAAAGCGGCGGATCAAGAAGAAGCTGCTCTTGGCAGGATTATTATTAATAGTACACGCGGACAAATAAAACTAACTGAAGATCTTGCCAGTGCTAAAGAAAAAGCACAAATAAAAGCAGAACAAGATGCAAAAAGTAATACTATTTTGGGATTGACTCAAAGAGCTGCAGTCAAAGCTGATGTTGCCGCAAAAAAAGATGCTTTAGTAAGTAATGCAGCATATAACGCAAGTCTTATTGGTCCGGTTGGAGCAATGAGAATTTTTAAAGCAGAAACAGAAAAGTCTGGACTAGCATTAAAAGGGTTTGCTCTAGCCACTCTAACTGCTAGAGCAGCATTAGGTGCTTTAGCAGGTGCTTTAGGTACTGTGTTGAGCGCCCTTAATGGAGTATTTTTAGTAATAACAATAGTAACTACTGCTTTTGCTCTTTTAAGCGGGTTTTTTACTACAAAAGAGGTAGGGGCTTTTAGTAGTGAGTTAGACAATCTAGAGTCTACAACAGAAAACTTAGGAAAAACTTTTGAAAAAACAGGAAGATTAAATCCTTTTTCCGAAGATAGCCTAAAGGCAAGGTCTGCGGCCCTTATTGAGTTTTCTCAGGGTTTGGATAGCACTGCTTCTGCTGCTCAAAGAGCTTTAGGGTCACTAAACGACAGTACTCTAGCCAATTTTGGAAATAACTTTTTAGAGTTTTTTAATATTGGTGGTGTAAGCTCTGATTTTGCTGATACTTTTGCAGGCAGCATAAGACTTGCATTGCAAGAGATTGGCGATCCTCAAATACAAAAAGAGGCAAAAGCCAAAATCGAGAGCCTACTAAAAATAGATCCAAATGCAGCTGATTTTGTAAAAAATCTTAGAGAAAAACTTAAAGAACTAGGTCCTGCGTCTACCGAAGTGGCAGCAGTAGCAAAAGTATTTAAAAACGCAGGAATAGAAGCAGGAAATGCCGCTAGCAGAATAACAGAAGTAAAAACTGCTTTAGACGATACACGCAAAAGTTTTAATAGTTTACAAGACTCTTACAAAATAAAAAATCCTATTATAGAATATGCAGAAAATGGGGTTAAAGCCCTAGAAAAATTACAGGCAGCAACAACTAAAGCCAGAACTCCACAAGAGGCAGGTCAGGCAGTACGGGAAGCAATAGAGTTACAAGATACCGTTCCTATTTTTGGAGATATTAGCTCTGAAGAACTCAGAAGAAAACTTCCAGATTTTGAAAAATTTTTAGAGGAAGCGCAGGCAAAAGTAGGCCCTAATGCACAATTACCTAGAGATACACTTGTTGATGCTTTAGGTAAAGCTTTTGGAAATGAAGCAGCTGGCAGAATAGCCGCAGGATTAGCAAACTTTAATGGTATAATAAGAGCTCAGCTAGATGTAGAAAAGAAAAAGAATGAAAATGCTTTTAAAGAATTTGCACTTTCTTTAACCGGAGGCTTCGACGCACGTACCACAGCTTTAGAAATTTCAAAAGCTCAGGCAGAATTAACAAAAGTAAGATCTGAGTTTGAGTTAGCACAAAAAGGAACAACTCCTCTAACTGCAACACAAAAAGAAGGATTTGAACAAAAGATACAAGCAGCAAACAATGCAGTATTAATAACACAAATAAAAGAAAAGCTAGCAAAAGAAAAAGAAAATTTAGCTGTTTTTACCAAGATTAATACTATACTAAAAATTGAGTTTGAAGCCTTAAAAGCTAAAACTGAGTTAAGTGTCTTAAACGGAGGCATCAATGAAGAAAACTTGGCAATAAGACAAAAAGAGCTACAGCTTGAAATACTTATTTTAGAAAAGCGACAAAAACTAGACGAAATTTCTAGCAGAGAAAAAGTATTAGCAATACAAGTGCAAGCTTTACGTGATGCAGGATATGAAGCAGAGGCAGCGGAAGAAGAAAAGAGAGAAAAAAGATTACTCAACGCAGAAAAGAACAAAATTGTAGCTGAAAACAATTTAGCTGTTAAAAAAGCAGAACTTAACACAGAGCTAAAATTAATAGACATACAATTTAAAAAGGTACAGAATGCATACACAATACTAGATCTTGAAAATCAGATTGCTCAAGTAAAATCAGAAAAAGAAGTCAGTTTTGAAGAAAGAAGCTTAGAACTAGACATTAGAAGATCTCAAATAACTAGAAGCGAACTAATAGCCAGAAAACAGTTTGCAGCTATAAATAAAGCAGAAGTAGATCTGCAGAAAAAAGTACAAGACAGAACTTCCTCTTATGTAAGCACACAGATTAAACTAAGCCAAGATCTTGCTAAGGCGAAGGCGTCAAACAATCAAGAAGAGGTAAACAGTTTAGAAAAGCAAATAGAGCTACAGTATACTTCATTTGGGATAGATCTAGGAAGAATTAGAGAAGATTCTAGGCTAGATTCAGCCAATAAATTTCTAGATATAGAAGAAGAACGACTAAATCTTCTAGACAAAGAGAACTCTACTACACGAGAAATACAAGATGTCAGAACTCAAGGAATCAGAGAAGAACAGCAATACAATATTGGAATTCAAGAAAATAGATTAGAAAGTCTAAAGCAAATAGGAGCAGTGGAAGAGTCCCGTTATCTGCTGTTAAAAAATTCTTTAGAAATAGCAAAACTAGAGTTTGACTTTGAAAACCGTAAAAAAGACGCAATTACAAGTACACTGAGAGCAATTGAAGATAGCCAGCGTAGAGTATCTGGTGGAACACTAACCGAAGAGCAGATAGCTTTAGAGCAAAATCTCCAAGAAGCCCTAGCTTTTAGATTGGGTATAACTATTTCTAAGCTATCAGCAGAAAAAACTATAAGACAAGACATATTAGCTATTGTAGGCGATATTGCAGTAAAAGACGCAAAACGAGCAGAAGACGCCAAAAAGTTAACAGATCAGTACAAAGAAATGGCTGATGCTGCAAAACTTCTTGGAGACGTATTTGACGGGTTCGGCGATCGTTTCGCAGAAACCGTTGGCGGGTTGTCATCAGTCTTACAAACCGACCTAGAAAAACGCAATGCTCTAGAAAAAGAGTACGAGCAAAAAAGACTAATTGCAGCTGAAAAGTATAGAAACAATGAAAGCAAGCGTAGACAAGAGCTTTTAAAGTTACAAGGAGAAAATGCGGACAAGAGCTTGGCCTTAGATGCAGAAGTTGTTTCTAAAGCTTCAGGATCTTTTAAGTCACTTTTCAAAGAAAAGACAGCAGCTTACAAGGCGTTCTCTTTAGTAGAAAAAGCAGCGGCAGTAACCACTTTTGCTTTAAACGCGCAGATCATTGCCAGCAACTTGGCAACTCTTGCAAGCAGAGTTAGTGCTGGTGTAGCACAGCTATTTGCTCAAGGAGGATTCGCCGGGTTCGCCGCCTCTGCGGCATTTTTAGCACTCATGGGCAGCTTGGGAATTTTTGGTGGTAAAAGCGTGAAAAATACTTCAGGACCCTCAACTGAAGACGTACAAAAAGCTCAAACAACTGGTCAAAGCTTTCAGGGAGGTGTACTCACCACCCGCACAGGTGCTTTGAGTTCAGACCCAACAAAGACCCTAGAAAGCATTGACGAATCCTTAGAGATCTTAAAGACCAACAGTTTTGAAGAACTTGACTTTTCAAACAAAAACCTAAAGACTTTGAGTAATATAGAGCGCAATACAAAGGGGTTATCAGAAGCTCTTGCAATATTTGCTCTTTCAGCCTCAGGTAACGTCCCAACAGGAAGCAAAACTTCGGGCCCATTTGGTTTCGGAGGCGGAGTATTAGGTAAGGGATTAAGTTTAGCATCAGGAGCTTTAGGAGCATTTGGTGGGTTCTTGGGTGGTACTGCAGGTGCCAGTTATTTAAGTAACCTGTTGTTAAACACTTTTGGAACTGCTTTAACCGGAATTGCCTCTCCTTTAACCAGTATTATTACTTCAGCGTTTGGACCAGTCGGAGCCGCTTTAGGTTTCTTACTAGGTAAAAACCTAGACAAAGTTTTAAATTCTGTTTTTGGCGGAAAAACAACAAAGACCTTAAAAGATGTTACACTTACTATTGATGGCCAGTTAAACAAATTATCAGAAGCAAATTCAGAACTCATCAAAACTTTTGCTGTTTTACAAGTAAAAATTGATGGTGGATGGTTCAGAAGCGATAAGATCTTTGATGAGTTGTTTCAATTAGAAACTCCAGACTTGGTAAAAGAGTATGTTGGAAGCTTGTTCAAAGATATTAAAACTGGGATTGAGGTTGCAGGGGCCTCGTTTGGCATGGACATAACCAAAGTTTTAGAAACCTTTTTAACAGAACCAATCAAAATTAGCTTAAAAGACTTAAAACCAGAAGAAGTAGCAGAAGCCTTAAAGAACCAAGTAAGCATAGCTTTTAACCAAATTGCCTTAGCAGGTTTTGAACCACTTATAAAAGCACTTCGTGACCCTCTCGAAGAAGCAGGAACTACCCTAACCCGGTTGAGTAGTCAGGTAACCTTATTCGACCAAGCCATGAGCTTGGTGGGCAAAAGTGTTGGAAATATAACAAACACTTTAAAAGTGGTTGTTGCAGATGACTTGATTGAACTCGTAGGAGGTGTAGAAACCTTCCAAGAAAAAATCAGTTTCTTCCGCGAAAACTTCTTGAGTGAAGCAGAGCAGATTGCTCCTATTGCTGAAGCTCTAAGGAAAGAACTGAGTTCTTTAGGAGTCTCTGGAACATTGAGTAGAGATCAGTTTAAGGCCTTGGTCTTGAGCCAAGACTTAGCAACAGACAGTGGTAGAAATACTTTTGCTGCTTTGTTAAATGTTGCAGAAGCTTTTGATACTGTGGCGTCCGCTGCAGAAGAAGCGCAAAGCAAACTGGATGGTTTCGTAAAAGACATTCGTGACTTTATTCGTGAACAAACCCTAGACTTGGTCAAGCCGTCACAGACTACCAAAGCGTTATTCCAAGAGTTTGGTAGCACAGTAAGCAAGAGCCTACAAGGTGACGAAAACAGTTTAAGCTATCTTCCAGACATTGCTTCACAAACAATCGAAAGTGCTCGTAACAGCAGTAGTAGCCTTCGTGAGTTTAATAAGCTACGTGCTGGCATAATCGGCAGTTTGGGCGAGGTAGCTTCTAAAATTGAAAGTGGCGACTTAAAGATTTTAACTCCTCAAGAGCAAAGCAATGTGTTGCTACAAGAAATTGTTGACAACACAGGAAACCTAGCCCAAGACTTAGCAAAAGAAATCGATCGACAAGCTCAGATTACAGCAGTAAAAGCAGACTTGCTGTCTGACCCTGAAAAACTTCAAGCAGCTGTTGCAGCTTCTGTTGTTGAAGCAGGTGACTTTGGTTCTAGCGACGTTCCTATCTCACAGGCAACCTTGGACTTTTTAGCAGAAGAGGCTAGAGTTCAGGAAATTTACGACCTTTTAGGAGAAGGCGAAAAGGGACCAAGAGAAACTCGCATGGCTGCTGTAGGGCAACTAGTAGGTTTAGCTATTCCAGGAGCTTCAGCCGCACAATTGGCAGGAGACATAATTGGCGGCAAATCACTAAGTGATGCTTTAGCATCAAAAGTAGACAAGATTTCTCTCGATGCTTTGGGCATAAAAGCGCCTTCTTTAGACGCTATTATAAATGGCATCTCAGAAGGGGCAAAAGCATTACAAGTTGCAGGTACTTATGTAGCGGCTCAAGCAGTTAACGTTGTTCAAGCTGCTAAAAATACTGTAAACTCTTTGATTGATGCAGTTACTGGTGGAAATTCTGGTTCAAGCATACTAGATTCCTTACAGCAGCAAGCTTTAAATGAAAGCTCTGGAGACGCAGCTATATCTGCAGCAGATTTTGCTACATCACAGCAAACAAGCGGTAACATTTCCGGAGACTGGGACGGCCCTAGGTTAGCATTAGGAGGTGCCTTTAACAAAGGCATCAAAATGTTTGAAACCGGAGGAGCTTTTACTAACTCTGTGGTCAGCAATCCAACCATGTTCCCTCTAGGAGTAATGGGAGAAGCCGGACCAGAAGCAATCATGCCCTTAACCCGTACAAGCGACGGATCTTTAGGCGTTCAAGCAGAGTTACCACGTTTTAGTACACAACAAGACAAAACTCCAGAAACTCTAGTATTAGAACTAAAAGAACTAAGAAAAGAAATGGAAAAAGTACGTATTGGTGTAGAAACTACAGCGACGGGTACTAATAAAACATTTAGATTATTAGACAGAGTTGCTCAAGACGGAGACTCTCTCAATGTAGTAACAACAAGCAGCAGTCTTGTATCCATTCAAGGAATAAAAGGCGGTAGTTTTTAAAAGGGAATATTAATGTCAATAACAATAGAACTAAAAAATTCTAATGTTTCAGGCAGAGCTCCAACAGTTTCAGACCTAGAATGGGGGGAGCTTGCCATCAATACAGCTGATGGCAAGCTCTTTTACAAGAAATATGTTGAGGAAACTGAAGCAGGAGTTATAGATAGTTTTGATGCGGTTAGTTTAGGTACTATAAGTGGTACTCTAAACCTGGAAACTCAAACAACAGGAGTATTGCCTTATACCAGGGGAGGTACTGGTGCTAACTCTAGACAAAGTGCACTAAATGAACTAGTAGCATCTGTAACTACCGGAACATATCTTAGAGGTAATGGCTCTAACGCAGTTATGTCTACTATTTTGGCCGGCGACGTTCCTATTTTAAATCAAAATACTACAGGTACCTCTTCTAATATTACAGGAGTTTTAGCGGCTGCAAACGGAGGAACAGGTATTGTTTCTCCTGGTACAGCGGGTAACGTACTCACTTCTAATGGAACCGGATGGGTAAGTTCTGGTATTCCTGTAAATATTGAGGATGTAATGACTGAGCTTGAGGGCCGAATAAGAAGCTCAGAGTTAGCAACTGACTTAGCTTCAAGAATAAATCTAATTGATGGAGATAGTACTGTAGCTGGTTCTGTTAATAACAGACTATCAAATTATACAACTACGTCCGCTTTAGAGAGTAGTTACTATACAAAACAACAATCTGACGCTGCCGTAACTGCTGCAACAAACAATTTAGTTTCAACACAGACTCTAGCAAATTCTTTGTCTAATTATGTTACACAAAGTAACTTAGACTTAAACTATTTTACAAAAGAACTTACTAACAATGCAATTGCTGTAGCCACTGATGCCCTTGTTTCTGCCCAGGACTTGGTCGGTGAGCTTGCTAACTATACTAACACAGCCGCTTTAGAAGAAAATTACTATACAATAACTGAAGCTGATTCAGCTATTGCTTCCGCTACTAGTACTCTCGTAAGTAATACTACTTTAGCTAATTATACTAATACAGCTACTTTACAACAAAACTACTATACTAAAACAGCTACTGATTCAGCTATTTCTTCAGCTACTAGTACTCTAGTAAGTAATTCAGCTCTAACAACTGAACTAGCTAATTATACTAATACAGCTACTTTACAACAAAACTACTATACTAAAACAGCTACTGATTCAGCTATTTCTTCAGCTACTAGTACTCTAGTAAGTAACTCAGGTCTAGCAACTGAACTAGGTAATTATACTAATACAGCTACTTTACAACAAAACTACTATACTAAAACAGCTACTGATTCAGCTATTTCTTCAGCTACTAGTACTCTAGTAAGTAACTCAGGTCTAGCAACTGAACTAGGTAATTATACTAATACAGCTACTTTACAACAAAACTACTATACTAAAACAGATACTGATTCGGCTATTTCTTCAGCTACTAGTACTCTAGTAAGTAACTCAGGTCTAGCAACTGAACTAGGTAATTATACTAATACAGCTACCTTACAACAAAACTACTATACTAAAACAGCTACTGATTCAGCTATTTCTTCAGCTACTAGTACTCTAGTAAGTACTAGTACTCTTAATGATTACGCAACAACCGTTAGTCTTCAAAACTTGGCAGAAACTGTAGCAGGTCCTGAAGGTACAGAGGCTCAATACACAATAAAAATAGATAATAACGGCCATGTTGCAGGATTTGGTTTAAGTAGTACAAGTGTAAATGGCACCCCTACTAGTGCATTTGTTATAAGAGCAGATAAGTTTGCAATCATAAATCCTAGTAGTGAAGCAGATAATTTAACTAATAACCCTAGTGCTGATAATATTCCTTTTATAGTAGAAAATGGCATAACTTATATAAAAAGTGCATTTATACCTACTCTTACAGCTAATAAAATAAATACTAATGGATTGAGTATTTATTCAGCTGATGGAAGTACTTTGCTATTTAATGCAGGTTCTAATACACCTATAGATTCCACAAAAGTTTCTGGATTAGGCAGTCTAGCAGTAAAAAACGAAGTTTTATACGAAGATTTACAAAGTGACATTGGAGCCATACTTACAGTAAGTTCTTTGCCTACCTATTATTCAGGAGAGATCTTATCTTTAAATAATGTTTTATACAGGTTTAATCCTTCTACCAGCATTACTAGTGTAGTTGGCTTCTACCCTTCAGACCGAGGAAGCTATGATAATTTTGGATCTTCGGTATCTATTAGTAGAAACGGATTAATACTTGTAGCAGGAGCTCTAAACTGGGACCTTTCCACAGGAGGAGACAACAAAGGGGCCGTTTATACTTTTTATAGAAGTGGAAATACTTGGATACAACAGTATACAACGTCAGAATCTGCATCGATAGCAGACGATCAATTTGGTTCTGCTTGTTGTTTGGACGATACAGGTTTAAAATTAGTTGTTGCTAGCCAAGGATATGACTCCGGAGGATTTAGCTCAGTCGGTAAAGTAGCTACCTATACTAGACAAAACACAGGCTCTGCTTGGACTTTGGCACACACCCTATATAATTCTACTCCCATAAGTTTTGATTACTTTGGCAGCGGTCTTAGTATGGATAAGTGGGGCAGCGTTTTGGCTGTAGGCATAAAAGGAAAAAGTTCTAGTAAGGGACAAGTACAAATTTATACTTCCGTTGCTCCAGCAGGGTGGGGGCTGTCAGCCACAATTGAGTCTCCAGTAAATACTAACAACTATGGCTTTGGCACTTCAGTATCTTTAAGCGGCAACGGGACCGTACTGGCTGTCAGTACTTCAACGGACTATATTTGGTTTTACGACAAAGTAGGGAACAGTTGGGTACTAAGAAACAGTCTAGTACAGGGAACAACAGCCTCAGACAGTAGTTCTGTATGCTTAGATAACAGTGGAAATATATTACTAGTAGGTAATCCACTACATACTGGTTCAGTTGGAAAATATACTATATATGATTATATTGCACGATTGCAAAGTTGGAGACAACGATTTACAGAACCACAAGGTGCTCAGGACGCAGAAACTGCGGATGCTTTTGGCAGCTCAGTAAGTATATCAGGAGACGGAAAAAACTTTTTTGTGGGTGCAACTGGGTGGGACTTAAACAGTTTTTTCAGCAGTACTTCTAATACAGGACGAGTTTACCACTATACAGTAAACGGAGAACTATATACTGCAGATCTTTATAACTCTAGTATTTCACTTGGCACAAACGGAGAATTACTAGGTATAGGGTCGGGAGCAGGAACGGTAGTAGTAGGAGCACCAGTAGGTACTCTTGTAGCAGGTGTTGCTGCAGAAACTTTAGTAAATAATGCAAATAATGCTTTATCAGGTCTAAGTACCAAGTTAAATAGCAATGCAAGAAATGTTTTAAGTGGAGCAGGCGGTTTTGCAACAGGAGATTTAAACTGGGATGCTAACGGTGTTAGAAATTCTGGAAAAGGTATTGGATTTACTGCTGACGGTATAGTAGCATATAATCAAGCAGGAAGCGCTACGTTTGTTTTAAATGGTGCTACAGGAGACGCCGTTTTTGCCGGAAGCATGAGTGCTAGTAGTATAACTGCAGGTACCTTACAAGTAGGATCTTCTATACAAAGTCAAGGATATCCAGCTTCTGGATGGAAAATAGATTCAAATGGTAGTGCTACTTTTACAGGAGTAGTAATTAGCAGAAATAATATTCTTGCTCAAGGAACCCATGCTATAGGTGCTACTAGTGCATCTGATACTGTTATTACCTTTACTGAACTACCGAGCTCACTTAGTCCACCTTACTCTTACGGTACTTTTACCCCTCCTGTTCCTCAGTGGCAAAAACCTTACAGATCTGGTCCTTACTTAATAGATACAGGAATTGCTATTACAGCATGGACTTATGGAGAAAGCCCTATAGTAGCGCTGGTAGCGCCTAAAATTCCGGGAGGAGTATGGTGGGTAAACGACCTCAGCGTACCTGAAGCAAATCGACTTTGGGGCTGCGAAGCAAAAGTATTGCCTTGGACACGCTGGAGTGGTACTTCTACTATTTGGATAGAGTTTTTTATAAACACAAGAAATATGTACCGAGTGACTAATAATCCTGGAAGTCAGATTCTTTTTAACTGGATTCTTTATAAAATAACATAATGAAAAAATCAATATTATTAAACTCAAATGATCAGTTTGTTAGTTTTATAAATACAAATTTTGAACTTACTGTACCAGAAGGCTACACTTTAAAAGAGTTTGAAGAATCAGAGTTACCAGAAAGCCTTAGTTCTTCTCACTATTTTTTAGACAATACGTGGACATACAATCCACCTAAAACTACTGATTTAGACCAAATAGAAAATGCTTGGAATTCTGTTAGGTCCGAAAGGAATAGGTTGTTGCAAAATTCAGACTGGACCCAACTGCCGGATGTTCCTTTGACTACAAAAGAACT